AACGGTGCGATATAGCAAGCCTCGAACGTCACGTCCGATTCATCAGTTGTGGGGACAGCCTGGCCGAGGACAACCTCCCCGGGGCCGCCCACCCAGTATCGCGAAAGCGACGCCACACGGGCTTCTGTATCTGTGTATTCGGTACCGTTGCTACCCAGCGCGTTGGCTGTTGCCTTGTAGCCGTTGGACGTCGAAAGCGACTCCGTCAGCACAAGTCTTGCCCCGTCTGCCGTCGCAGGCCGGACAATGGCAAACACGTTCCCGCCAGCGAATCTGGTAAGCACAACCGGCGTTAGCGGCTGAAGCCATCGCCATGATATAGCCATCACCGTTGTGCTTGTGACGCCAACAACGGACTGTGTCGGCGTACTGCCCACCCCGACTGACACGATGCGGACTGGCAGTAGGTGAACTGTTGCTGGATATGGCGCACTGGGGACAAACAGCTTTAACGGATGGGTTTGGTCTTCTGTGGGATAGACGCCATCAACGGGATGGGTAATGCCAAGTGTGGATTCCCCGGCCAGGGCCTCCGTCCCCGCGGCATTGAGTACCAACCGGACCCATTCAGACTCTTGCTTTTGGCGTCGTATCTGATTGCGTCGCATTTCAGTACCCAGATGCTATCGCCGTGTGTGACGAGCTACCGTATGGCGTCACAACCGTTCCATTGGGCAACGTGATATATTTCCATGCGTTCAGCGTTGGGGAATAGAACATATTCCACGGGACGGGGCGGAATTGAAAACGTAACGTGTACGAACCGGGGACGTCAAGTGTGCGCGGCTTACGGACGCTGTTGACACCGAGGTAAAGCGAACATCCGGGCGGGATAGTCAAACCCGTGTAGGGTGGAAAGAAATAGTCATGGTTAACCGTATTGGCAAGACTGTACAGATTCGGATTTATCCCACCCTTCTTGACGTATAAGATATTGCACTCGATGACATTGATTGTGAAGAACAAGCTTGGGCTGGAAACTGGTTCCAACGTCCCATGGTAGAAAAGCCCGGATGCTGGTACCGACACTTGCTGGGGAACAGTTTCCAGTTCGACGGCGGCAATGTGTGTTTCAGAAACTGCTCGGTAGTGAACGGTGATTCGTACAGTGACAACATCGCCTGGCGGACATACGCGGCCTTCTTCGGCGTATGGTTGGGTGTCGATGCGTTCGACGCGGTATTGTTCACCGCCAAGGCTGAATGAGTAGTCCCATAGTTGTGTTATGACAGCGTCCAGTTGGTCGGACGTTGTGATGTACTCTTCCCATGCCCGGCTTTCGCCGACACCCCATAGGTGTTGTTCAACCCTTGGTGAACCGGCAAGACGTTCCACGGACATAGGCTATTCTCCGGCAATAGCAGATTCGAATTCGCGTTTGTGGGATTCGA